CTCATCTTCTTCGTCTATCTTATCTAGTAATATATCTAATAACTTGTTTAGTTCATCTGATTCATTGTGAACTGTAATACCATAACTAATTTTCACTCAGTGCCTCACTTAGTCCTCTTGGTAATTTTATTGGTTCTAAAAATACTTGTGATTTCCTAGCTTCTTTGAAGTCATATGTTCTATACACAGAATATTTTTCTATATATTGTTTGAGTTTTTTATATTGAGCTGGTTTAACACCACGAATACCTACATTCTTAATACCTATTCGGTATATCTGATCCTCTCCGCTTACGACTTCTATATCTCCAACTCTTTCTAATAATTGAACTAATAGTGGTTTATTTTTAATAGTTGGTATGTTACCACGGTCTTCTAATTTCAATCCTATTAAATGAAACCCCTTAGTACCATCTTTTTTTGTATGTGGCATTTTTGGATTCATAACCAATAAGGTGGTTAAAATTCCAACTGGTTTTTTACCTTTATATCTAAATGATATAATATCACCGGCTTGTACTTTACCCCAAGTATATATCTGTTTAGGCATTTTTACTCATATCCCTTGTTATTCCCATCAACTCACATGCTTTGATAAACTCATATTTACCAAATGTTTTTGCATTGTTAACATCTAGTCTTTGAGTGTGGTTGTCATACATAACACGCTCTTCTTTTGGTATATCTACGACTTCAGCGTATTTCCAAACATATGTATCAACTTCACCTTCTGGAAAAATCATACCTAATTTACCCATATTAATTACAGATGGAAACCAAACTATACCTCTTTCAGTATCTTCAAATTTAGAATCTCTTACCAACTTTGGTGATTTTTTAAGATTCTCTGTAAGTTTTAGACTTCCAATTTTATATCGAGAGTCACTCATAAACCCACAATGAAAACACAAGTATGAACTAAAAGTCTCTTGTACTTCTTCAAAACATTGGTCTGAATTAAAACAAATTGGACACGTTATTACTCTTTCCATATTACACCTTTTTTAGTTTTGGTAGTTTAATTTTAGGAGCTTCTACTTCATTAACTTTATTCAATTTAGGTAATTCAAGTTTTACCTCTTTAGGAAATTCAGGAACATACTTATCAAGTAACTTACCAAATTCTTTAGTCATTGTATTTAAAGAAAATCGTGATTTATTAAAGATAGTTAGTTTTTTAGCAGGAAGTGTATATTTTCTGTAATTCTTATACACATCTTTCATTTTGAAAGAAGCTTCTTGATAATTAACTGTAAACCACTTCATACCATCGGTGTGAAAATGATCTGGAAAAGAACCCTTTGGAACATCAGATAAAGCGCCACTAAGTAAAACAGCATTTGGTTTTTTTAAGAAATCAACATGACCACTCCAATCAGGAGCGATGACTGGTTTTTCACTTAATGAAGCTTCTAACAATGGTCTACCAAATCCTTCACCATGTGTTAACGATACATGAGCTTTTACTTTAGGATGATTATATAATTCATTAATTTCCACATCCATAAAATCACCATGAAATAAATATATGTTAGGTAAGTCTCCATCAATTGAAGCTTTGATTTCATTAATTTTACCCAGCATAGTTTGTCTATCTAATACAGAATATCCCGCTCCGCTTGTTTTCATAATCAAAGCTGGTTTGTTTTTTATATTCTTAAATGTTTCTAAAAATACTTTTACTAACATACCCGTATCTTTTCTATCTTGTCCAAGTCCACCTTGTAACCAATGACCTACATATAAAAAGTTAAACTTTTCAGGTATTTTATCCATTTCATCTACAAGACTTTTTGAAAACTCCCTAGTTGTTTTATATATGTCAGTATCTGCACCTTCAAATAAAACTTCTATTGGTTTTTCTAACTTCAACTCACCAGTTTTTTGTTTTGTATTGTCATCTTGGATATCAAATTTAATAATTTTTAAATTATCTCTTACAAAGGTAGCTGGAACTATATTTAAATCCATTTTATTCATACCTTGTATCCAATGAGGATGACATACAGTAGTTTCTAATCCAGCTGTAATACCTATATTATATTTTCCAACGGTTTGAAACTCAGTTGGTATAACAATATGTATATGCAATTCTGGTTGATTTGGTAAGGTAGGTTCTGCTAATAACCTATCAATTATCATCTTATCATTTGGATCATCGTGATGTAAAGCATTCATTGGTGTATTACCCCAACGAACCGGCCAAATTTTTATATCATATTTATCTAATTTAATTAATGATCTACATATATCTCTACTATGTGCACCATATCCACTTCTTGTTCCTACCGGTGCTGTGACCAAACATACTGGTTTATAACTCATATTTTACTCCTTATGCTTTATATATACTATAACGTTTTCTAGGTTTCCATTTATCAAATGTAGTATCCATTTGGTCGATGAAGTTTTGTGACATGGATGTAGCAGACATCATAGAATCACTACCCATTACAAATTCATGCCCTAACTTACCACATTCATCTCTTTTATCTTTGTCCATATCATACCATTCCTTAATAGCATCAGCTGCATCATCAAATCTACACCTATCGTCAAAAATATATGGTGTTGGTATTGAACCAGCTAATGATCTATTGGATGGCCATATTGGATTTACCCACTCACCCCAAGTTAAATCAGGATTATCTTTCCATTTTCTATCATCATGTAATGAATGTATTTCATCATAATCATTTGCAGTTAATAGTTTATCATTTAATTTAAAACCACATTGATCTTGTAATCCACCTGTAACATTTACCACAATTGGTGTTCCAGCCATTAATGACTCACAAGTTCCTAAACCAAAACCTTCATTGGAAGCCATATTAATTGTTACGTCTGCTAAATTATATAAACAATTTAATTGACTTGGTTCTATTTTCTTATCACTAAAATATATTCTACAATCAGGAGCTAGTTTACTAGCAACAACTGGTAAATCCGTACCATTTTCATCTCTTGGTTGTGTATGCATTATAAGAGCACATTTATTAGCTTGTTCCTTTGATAACATATCACAAAATGTTTTAAATGCTAATACAACATCACCAGGATTCTTACGGCGAATGTTTCTATTATTATAAAAAACTATGAATTCAACTTTACTATCTATATTAAGTTGTCTTCGCATTTCTGTTAACATTGTTTGTTCACCATCAAACGGAGATATAGGTTTAAAATAGACATTACTTACACCATGTGGTAAATAAGTACAATCCCAATCTGTTCTTGGTTTTTGTTTTGCAACTTCTTTTACGATAGCTACAGTTTGTTTTGATATATTCATTATTAGATCAGAACACTCATAAAAGAATTCATTATAATGTGGAGCTGGCCAATCATCCCAAATGTTGTAATAAAAAATAGGAATATTTTGTCTGATTTCATGTTCCATTTCATACAACCATCCCCAAAATCTTGGATCGGTATAATGTAGGATTGCATCAGGAGTTTCCCTTAACATTATCTCTCTAACTATTTCTTGACTGCCATATCCATCTGTAGGATATATAGTTAGTGATGCATCGTCAACACCTGTTGTTTGTTTTGTAGCATCATTCATGTTGATAACTTTACCCGCATCAGGATGTTTAATCGCACCACCTAGCTGAACCCAATCATAATGATGTATTGTTCCCATTACAAATTCACGAGACATAACACCAACTCCAGATGACATTCTTAAATCATCTGATAATAATAAAATCTTTTTCTTAGCCATTTAAAACCTCTTTTTCATTTGTACCAAAATATTTTCTTAATACTTGCAGTTTATCTTCATATTCAGCAATCACACCTAACTCTTTTTCTATAGTTTCAACGTGATCTGAATGTTCTGCCACTCCCACAGGATTATCCACTTGTAATAATATATTAACACGATGTTTCTCTATATTTCCAGTTAAATAACTTTCTAATGCTTTATATAATACCGCCTTCATAATCTACTCCCACTTACCTTTAAATTTTTATATTCATGTATTTGTGATTTAAAATCACTATCCACTAGATATAAATCCATTGAACGATTTACTAATTTTTGTAATGTAAACTCATCAGACAATGCATTTAACTTAAACTTTTTATACAGGTCTTGTAGTATTTTTACCGATGTCAATTTATAGTCCATGTAAAACTCCTTAATATATACATATATAAGTATATACTAATTTAGTATTCGTGTCATTTTTTTTTCTTTTTCAGCATGTTTGATTGTATCCATTGTTCCTCTTGACTCAACTCCATCAGGAATAAAAGCTATGATCATGTCACAATATTTAGCAATCTGTTTGTTTCGTTTAAAATAGTTACTGATATAGTATGGTTTACTATAATGGTTAGCCGATAACTTACAATGCATATTATGTTGGTAATGTGATGGTGGAAATTCTACATACTCCATACCAAATTCAAGACTGTATTTTTTGGCTATATTATCAGCTCCTTGTTTTTGACCACCACTAACAATTTCAACATCATCATGTTTTTGTTTTATTTTAAATAACAAATCTTTTATTTTTCTTTTGTCGGTATATCCTCTACTACCAACTATACCAATTTTAATCTTCGTAGTCATTTCTCTTCTGTCTCTTAGTTGGTCTATCAGTAGTAATAAATTTTACACATTTATATAATTCATCCAAACCATCTAGTATTTTATTATTGTCATTATATGAATAACAAAATCTATAATGCCCACTCTTTGGTGTAGAAGTTGGTAACACATCAAAAAATACAAATTCATCTGATTCTAATTTATGATTGTGTCTAATTTTTGTTTTAAAACTTAATATATCTTCATATCTGATTATGAAATTATTTAAATCTTTTGGAGTAAGTTCATCGTTTTCATACCACAAATGTAATAAAATAGTTGCTCTAAAATCTCTATGAGTTTTATTTATCATATTCATAATAGAGTTTTCTTGTTCTGTATTTATAAAATCTGAAAGTTTTAGCCTTACTGTAATCTTAGATAACATTACTTCACTCCCGAATCACAATGTTTAGTTTGATTGAATTCACACCATTTACAATTTTTCTTTGAAGGTCTTTTAATATATGTACGTTCTGTATTATATTCACCATTATCAAATGACTCATCGACAAACTGATTTAAGTTAGTTATAACTTTATTAACAGATGGTTTACCACTAGCAGGACTAAAGGTTTGAATTCTTCGCTGTGGAAAATCTAACCCTTCATACAACTTTCTCTTAACAATAAAATATTCAACATCTATTTTATCCAATGAAATATTCTTTTCAGCTCCATAAAAATGTTTATACAATAGTAATTGGTCTGTTTTATGTTTATCAGCCTTCTGCCATTTGTTCCACCCCATAGTAGATGTCTTTATATCTATAATCTTATATCTATCTCTAAACGTATCATATATTACAACATCCATATAGCCAATAAATTTAATGTCATTGGGTAAATCAAAATTTATAGGAACTTCAATACCAACTAATTCATAATTCTTCTTACTAAAGTAATTAGCTCTTTTTTTCTTAAACCACTCTAATATTAACAATCCATGTTGATAAAACTCTTCCATATCAGTTTGTTTACAAAACTCAACACCACCATTTTTTTTCATTATATTAGTGTAATTATGTTTCATTCGGTGTAATAGCATTTCTTCCAATGGAAGTGCATCCGCCGTTTTTACAGTATCCTCGTACATAACTGTAAGATATGTTTGTAAGACCTCATGCATAGAAGTACCAAACATGGTGTGAATACTGTCTGTAAATTCACTTAATTTATCAATGTACTTCAACTTCCATTTATATGGACAGGTTACCCATCCATTATATTGACTATAACTTATTCTTTTCATTAATCCATCCATTTTTCGTGATTGATTAGATGCCATAGTCTATGTGTAAACATTTCCCATAACAAACCAACTAAGGTATCTGATTCATAGACACCAGCTTCACATTCGTATTTATACACTACTTACCCCACTTACCATTCTTTACTATCGTAGCCATTATACCATAGTTACTGACATCTAAGTAAGCATCTTCCATTGGCTCACCAGCTACTGCATTATCTCTTTTACTCATCAGTAAAGTCTTTAATCTCTGTATCTTATCATTCATTCTAAACCAAAGGCCCGTAAGTGATAAATGTATTTCGTCTTCAGTTTGTAATTGTGTACCTACTGATATATTGCCTGGGCCGTAATCATGTTGTTTGTGACAAAACAATTCATATTGCTCTCTTTGTAATCTAAGAAACTCGGTGGTCATCTCAGGCCATTCTTGTTCCATCAATGTAACTATATCACCATTGACGCCTGTTGAATAAGAATTTACTTCGTGTTTATTCTTTGTTGACGTATTTTTAGTATCCTTTATAATTTTTACTTTATTCATTTTAAAACCCCTTTTCAAATCCAAAAGACTTACATTGGACATTTATATTCTCCTATTTCGATGGTTAAATATACACATAAAATTGCATATAAGTCAAGTACTTTTTTATAAATTTCCACTAGGTGAACTACCTACAACATTGAGTCCAGCTTTATGTATCAACTTCTCTTCAACACCCCATTTTCTACAAAGTTCACCTAACTCAAGCATACCACCTTCAGTTAACATTAATATGTCAACATAGTCTCTAGCTTCTTTTCTACTAATCTGTTCATGATTTCTTACTATATTAATCAACCAGTTTGGATAATCCATATCATTTTTTCCCTTTGTATATTTTAACCACCTTTTACTTTTTGGTAAAATATTTGTGTATACTTTATACAACTCTTTTGGTTGTAATTTATACTTTTGTACTTCATTTACAAGCTCTATCCAATCAGGTTTCATAGATAAAAATCTATTGACCATATAATTAGACCAAGACTTCTTATCTTCTTTTGAAATATCTTCCCAATAATTAGGATTTTGAACCTTTGTTATTTGGGTTATATGATCAAATAGACTTTTTTTCTTTACTACCTTACTTTTTTTCTTTACCACCTTACCCGACATCAGGCATCATACTCTTTGGTACTGTACCACAATTACCACAACTGTATACCTGTATTGGCATCATAGTTTCTTTTCCATTCGGTGAAACAATTGGTGATATTCTTCTTATAAAAAAAGATTGTATGAAAGAATAATTACCACATTCCTCACATTTTACCGATTCAGTATCATTTATGTTTATTTGTTTTTGTGGTTGTTTTATTGGTTTCAATGGCTTAGTGCTCATTCACTACCTCTACTATCCTTGACTCCTTTACAAGTTTTACTTCAAATGTATAAGGACTATCTTTTAGATATTTATTTATTTTTGTTTCAGCTACACTAACTGCGTCACAATCAACAAGATAATATCTCCGCACTCTTTTTTCTTTTGTACCATTTTTTGTCTGAATTTCTTCGACAAACATAACTTGAACTTCGTAATACATTCGTACTCCTATTTTATTATTGTTAGTAATTCTATTAACATAGCCATAGCATTGATTTCTTTATCAACTACTTGACCATCTGATAACTCATACCTAGCTATCACTAAAATACACTCTGCTAGGTGACCTGCACCCCAATCATCAACTTCATCATATAATAATCTGAACAAATCGTTAAAGTCTGTAATCTTATTATCTAATAATAACTGTCTGATACTTTGAAATGCATCTTTTTTGTTTTGTGTTTTTAAAATCTTTAGTAGTTTTAATTTGTAGTCATTTTGTATTATACTCGTAGTGTCCAATTTAAGTTTACCATTAACCACATTTCTTTGAGCAGCGTTCAAAACTCTACGAATATCAGGATATCCACTATCTATTAATATCTTCAAATCATCCATCTCATGAATTACATTTTCACTTATAAGGATATCGTGGATGTGTTTTGCAACTTCACCCTTTGATGGTGGAACAATTTGAAATGATTGACATCTTGATTGTATTGGATCGATAATCCTTTCCACAAAATTACAAGTTAAGATGAACCTACAATGTTTACTAAATGTTTCCATTAAGTTACGAAGTGCAGCCTGGGCATTAGGGGAAATGTAATCACACTCATCTAAGATGACTACCTTCATGTCCTTAAACCCCACAGTAGATGCAAAGTTCTTAATATTAATTCTAACGTTATCAACACCAGTTTCATCAGAAGCATTAATGTATATATGATCACATTCTATATTCTTAACAAGTAATTTAGCTAATGTTGTTTTACCAGTTCCAGCCTTACCATATAATAAAAGATGTGGTAAGTCTCCACTTTCCAAGTAAGCTTTGACTTTATCTCTTAAATGGTCATTTCCAATGTAAGTATCCATTGTACTAGGTCGATACTTTTCTACCCATAGTGTGTGTGATTTATTATTTATCATTTGTTGTTAACCTATACCAATTTGGTTTTTGACTAATTCGTTCTTCTATTCGTTTTCTTACTATTTTTTGATCTTCAATAGTTGGCATCCAATCATTATACAATCTATCGGGCCATTGATCTCTCTTGAAAACCCTTGTGTCGTCTGGTTTCATACCTCGGTCAATCATCTCTCCACGTAAAGCATCATATCTTTTAGATAGATATTTACCCTTATCATAAAAAAACATGACATGGCCTTTATTAAGTGTAAACTTATTAGGTATTCTATTGACATCCCAATTTGGAGATTTTAAACTTCTCTGTAACGATGAACCCACCATAAATAACTCTCTATACTCAGCTACTAGATGTTGATCTGTTAGTTCCGATGGGTTGATTATGTTTATTCTAGTCATTTAGTATCCCAAAACTTACTAGCTTTATCTCGTGTTTTCTTTTCAACTATCTTAGGTTTCAATCTCTTTACAGAAATCTCTTCATAGTCTGAATTCAATTCAATACCAACCCAATCTTTATCTTGACTCATTGCTACTTGAGCTGTTGTACCACTACCAAAGAAAGGATCAAGTACAATACCAGGTTCAAACTCTGAATCATCTCTTCCATCTTGATATCCTGTATCATGATATGTTGTAACCTTATCTTGATTTTTTTCTATAACTCGTTCTCTTGGTTTACCAGTTTTCTTATCAACAAACTCAGGACAACTGGCATCTATAGGACTTTCTAATAAATTTGGTGGGTATACAGCAAAGTGAGCATCTTTAAACGAAGCAGTGTTTATATGCCATACTGTTCTTTTATTTCTTTGTAATGAATCTTTGGTTTCTTCAATTTGTTGTTTGAAATAATACTTAGGATTCTTTGTAAAGAAAAACATCTTCTCAAAATCAACAGTATATCTATCTTGTACTGAAGCTGGTAGACAACTAGGTTTATGCCATATTATTTCATTTCTCAATATCCACCCACGATTGGTCATCTCAATACCAAATCTACTTGGTATCTGAACCAATGACTTCGCTTTGTAAGCCGAACCATAGTTTTTCTTGTGTTTGAAATTATAGTTATACTTAAATGTCTTGATACCTGTTTTTCCACTTTGATCTTGTTGACCAGGATTTCTACAATAAGAGTCTCCGAGATTTACATAACAACTACCATGTGGTCTTAACACTCGTTTAATCTCATCAAATATATCACATAGATTACTGATGAACATTTCGGGTGTGGGTTCTAATCCCAACTCACCCTTCCAAGCTCCACACTTACCACAAGTCTTATCTTCAACTTCCCAATTCAATATGGTAGCATTCTTTTGATGGGGTAAAGCATTATCTTTTTCACCCCAACTACCACTATGTAACTTTCTAGTTGATGATTTAAAGTCATGTTCACATTCATCATCTCCACCCCAAATCTGACCTTCTGTTCCATAATCACGAAGGCCCCAATAAGGCGGAGATGTTATACACATATCTATTGATTCATCAGGAAATGTCTTTAAGACATCTAAGGAATTACCAGAATAGACTTTGTTTTTTTCCAAACTAGTCATTATCTTGTATAGCTACCAAGTAATATGTAGATGAATAATCGTCTACGTTAAATATTATCTTAGATAACCCCTCACTACTAACTTCAAATACAGCACTTTCACATTCTTTATTAGCACTTAATACTTCTTTAAAAATATTAGCATTGAAAGTTATGTTATTAATATCAGTAGACTCTGTGGTTATAACTGGAATGGTAACTCTATTAGTACTTATAGAAGAATAACCAATTACTAGTTTAGTATCAGTACCGTTTGTTATTACTGTAAAGTTATCAGTTTCACTTAAAGCACCCTTACCTGAAATAAACTTATTCATGATTTGTGGTGTCATCTCAATCTTCAACTGAAAATTGGGTATGTTTTTCATAACCGGTGGTTTACTAATAATTGATGTATCACTCAACATATAATTTACAGCTGATAATGCATCTGTTACTTTCAATGATATTGATTTATCACCGGATTTTTTAATAGACACATTGATGTCATCGTCAAGTACACCCAATAATTTTAAAAATTGGTCTGTACTATAGATACCAACTTCAGCATCTTCAAATGGCCATTTATCCATTTCCAATTCACCCAACAAGGTTTTATCAGCTGATATAAATCTAGCAGCTATCTTGTTGGAATTACTATTTAATATTACTGAGTTAACAAATCCATTCAAATAGTATTTACTAATGAAACGTGTTAGTTTTTGTTTATTCATACTTCTACTTCTCCTGTTTAGTGTGATCGTATATATACATATATATAGTAAATTTATTTCTCAAAATCAAAAAAATCTTTCTATTGTTTTAGTAGCATCTGTTGGTTCACTCCAACCAAGTGCTACATAGAACATCATTAGTTTTTTATGTAAAGCTTGTCTATAAAGTTTATCTGGATTAATAAATTGTTTAATAAAATTTATTATTTCTATTGGGTCTTCGTGACCTTTATAAGCCATTGTCTCCAACCCAAGTGGATTGTTCTTTAAATAAACCCATTTAATTTTTTCACCATTATATATTGGTGAATATCTCTTTGATATTTTTAAATGTTTTAACATATCATTATAGAATAATGAACTCTTTACATGAATAGGTGTTCCCAACTTATAAGCCTTGAATATAACACCATCTTTAACCTTATATTTATCAACTTTTTTAACACCCGTTGGTATAGCTATTTTATCAAAATCCATCAACTTCATACTATTTCTAAAGTTTATTATAAATTTATCTAATTTTTCTTTTGGTACATCCATTAAAATATCTTCTAGTAACTTACTCAACATATCTCTCATAGCAGTTGGAAAACTTGACCTAACAGTATCTAAACCCTTTACCATCATTTTATTTACCATCTTACCATTATCATTTATAATTTTTAAACCATATCGTTTCTTGGTAACAAATAAACCACTCTTTGCAATAACCTCTTGTTTGATATCAAAACGATGTGTATTTAAATTACAAAACTTTTTAGCGAAGAAATCATAACTATTATTTAAATATGTCTGAACTTCATCTGCTATATTTAAAATAGCCTTTGACATTTTTTCGTCATCACTAATTTTTATATCTGGAAATCTTTTTTGAACTATAGGTGTAGCAGAAAAGAAAACAGAATCTGTATCTATATAAATACAATGATCTTTGGTATCACCGAGTTCTTTATTGTAAAAGTTATTTGCAATCTTTTTAGTAAATTTAATTAATGATTGGCCTGTATAAGTTACAGCTTCAGCATTGTCTAAATCATAAAATCTAAATGATGGTAATCCCAATACACCATATAAACTATTCAAGAGAATTTTTTGTAGATGTTGTCTCCTATCAAAGTAATCTGATTTTTCTTTATCACCATCCTCAAAAAACTTTTTAGATAGTTTTCTATACTCAACCCTCTCATCAAACCATTTTCTTAATAGAGCAGGTATTAATCCATCTTTATCTGTACGATACATTACTCCGTTTGTAGCAACACCGATTTCTTTATCAGATAAATAATCTTGTAATTCGGTTTCAGTAAACTTCCCCAATACCTTACCACTATTTGTTACTGAATATGTTTTTTTATTATCTTTTTTCAAAAACTCTTCAGGATTCCAACCTTCTAGTTTACCAATTTTTGTCTCAGGTGATATGTTTACGGACATAATACATGATGGGTACATAGAAGTAATGTCTAAATCAAATACCCAATTATGTTTTCCTTTTTGTGGGTCTTGAACATAAGCACCTACAAATTTATCATCATTTAATCTGTTTAATTTTTTTGGTTTATTAGGTGCTATAATATTTTGTTTTTTTAGATAGGTTAAAATAGCTCCCTCTAAATAACGAGAACTCATAAAAATATCTTCATATGGACAATGACCAAGATGAGCTAGACCTCTTGCAACCTCAATAAAATCTAATTTATCATCTAATTTCTTAACTAACTTGACATCTTGTAAGTTATATTGTACAAACTTATCAATATCATTTTCATACAAATCGTTTAATGTTCCCTCATAGGCTACTTTTGTTTCACCAACTTCAATACTTCCAATATTATCTAATCTATATGATGATTTTTCACTAAAAGTAAACTTTCTATATAATTGTAAATAATCTAAAATACTAACACCAGCTATTTTATATTTACCATTACCAAAATCACTCCAATGTACACGCATAATTGGTGATAATAAATTAGCTACATTTTTACCAACTACATTACAAGCCCTATTGTAAAGATATGGAACATCAAAAAACTCTACATTCCAACCTGTTAATATTGTTGGTTTTATTTCCATATACTTTTCAAAGAAAGCATTTATTAAATCATACTCATCAGTAAAGGATATTGTTGTCTCGTCACCATTTACTGATGTTTTGGTTTCATCTAAATTTAACTTGTTTGAAGTGTCTAGTACGTAACAAAAGTATTCATCTGTTCTCGGATCATTAAATCCTATTGCAGTTATTCTATTCTCTGCTTTTACTACGTCTGGAAATCCTGTTGTAACCTCTACCTCGATATCAAATATCATCGTCTTATGACCAATAGATACATCATCTGAATCTGTATAATTATCTACTAAGACTCGAATTTCAGGATTGACATCGGACTCAAATAAATCTTTTTGTTCTTTTTCCCAACCAGTTATTCTTTTTAATTTGTCACCATATAAAGAAACGTAAGTACCAACGTTACTCTTTGTGTAAGCATATTTTTTATAACGAAATGTTTGGTGACCAAATTTATCATCCCATATATGCATCTTGTTTAATCTTCTATCGTAAAATATATTTTGAAACAAATTATAATTCTCTCATTTTAATGTGTGATGTGGTTGTAAAATACCCTATTTCCATATGTAAATATACAACAAAAAACCTATACTTGTCAAGTACTTTTTTATTTTATTTTAATAAAACGGGGGATATATTTCAATCCCCCAATTTTATATTTTAGAAGTTAACCGATAGTCCTACGTTGTAGTGTCTTGGTGTTCCAAGAAATACTTCAGCGTTATGAGCAGCGTGAACTTTGTCACCATACCCATTGTATTTACTATTGTCAACAGCATCTTGAACATATAGATTGTCAAGAGCATTAAAAACATGACCACTAATAGTCATATCCAATCCAGCAATTTCTGGTAGTTTGTATGATAGATGTAAGTCCAACTTTGAGTAGCCAGGAGCATTCCAAACTTGTGCCCTATCAGCATCACCATCGATCTCACGAGACTCTGGTGACCAATCAGCATAGTTATCATCATACATTCTGAAAAGTCCTTGTAGATTGAGTCCTTTGATTGGTTTAATAGTTAATCCACCAACATAAGCTGTTTGTGGCATATCACCTACCATTAGTCCATCAAGTGCATATTCATATTCAGTAGTCATTGTTCCAACAATTTGACCTTCTTCATTATATTGCATTTCTTGATAATCACCTTTGGCGTCACCATCGAACTTCCAAGTACCCTTACTAAATGCTAAGTCCAAATCAATCATTTCGTGAAGAGCAACTTTCGCTTCTACTTCCCAACCTGTATGACTTTGAGCTACACCTGTTAGATAGATAATGTCCGTATCACCACTGTCACCAGCTCCGGTTTCAACCGATTTGGTAAGGTTTCTATCGTTCCATTGAGTATTATAAGAACTCAACTTAACTCCAACCTTATCACTTGCATACTTACCACCAAACTCAAAACTTGTAAATTTTTCGTTATCAGGATTAGATGCAACACTACCATCTTCGGCAATTACATTATCAAGGATAGGTGGTTTTTCAACGTACCCACCATTTACAAAAGCTGACATTCTATCATCAAGGTTATAGATACCACCACCTTTCACTTGGAAAGTTGTAATAGCATCAGCCTCAATTTTTTTAGCATCAACAGCAAAATGGTCAATGAAAGAATATCCAATAGTAGATATTCCACCCATGCCATATAAATTGAATTTTCGTACATCATATTTACCTTGTACAAAAGCTCCAAACCAATCAACTGTGGTTTCATTGTGATAGGCAATTATATCACCTAACCCAACCTTCTTACCATCAACAGCATTGTCATCAGCATAGTCAACATAATACTCACCACCTAATAAATCACGAACTTCACGAGCGTGTTCTATACCAGCAGTTCGCCAATCAATACCAACTTGAACCTCTAAGTCCTCGTTAACATCATAGTTTAATTTGGAAATCAAACCATAAGTGTTTTGTCTATTGATTGAATTACGAAGAATACCCGTTGAACGATTTTCTGTATCAGAAAATGCTGAATCTACATTAGCAGAGTTCTGAGCAATCTCAGCATTCCAATCCCACATCCACGGAGAACTTGCATACCAAGAGTTTCCTTCAACAGCAGGAGTTCTTGAAACACTACCATAAGTTCCTGTACCACCACCAGAACCACCACTCCAATAAAGAACAGAACTTAATGTCATTTGTTCATTTAAAGTGTAGAAATGATTCATGTTAGCAAGTGGTTTATGAAAGAAATTTTCTCTTTCATTTAAGAAATTAGAACCAAACCTATCCGATGTTTTATCACCATACATATACCAATATTGTTGGCCTGTGTATGAAGCATCAACCGGTGCAACGTTTTGATTAAAAAATCTACCACCTTCGGTTTCAAACTTAGCACTATCTGCAAAAGCCATTGGATCATATCCATCGATATCACCAGCTAACTCTTGTGAGTAAGTAGCAATATTTTGTTTGTATAGATTTTGTCCATGTCTCTGAGGAGCTCCGATCGCATATAACTCAAATCGCTGTTTGTCACTTACGGCATATGAACCACCGAAGTAGTATGCCCATGCGTCTGTCCAAGTTCCATCGATAAAACCATCACCAGTTTTACGAACTATCGTTCCACTTAATGCTAGTTTATCTTTGATTAGACCAGAGTTATAATTCAAAGTAGTTTTTAGAAATCCACCTTCACCTACTTCTTGTTTAAACTTACCACCTTTATCGTGTGATGCTGGATCAGTAATAATATTCATAGTTCCACCAATAGAAGGTGTTGCTAGATTTACAGCTGATAGTCCTCGTTGCATCTGAATTGATTGTGCAGCATCTCCCACACCATCCCAATTAGACCAATAAACCCATCCGTTTTCCATATCGTTCTGTGGAACACCGTTTATCATTACAGCAACGTTTCGTTGATTGAATCCACGAACATTGATACGAGCATCTCCTGCTCCACCACCCTGCTGTGTAGCGTAAACACTTGGAGTCATATTAAGTGCCATTGGAATATCCTGTGAACCAAGACGTATTTCCATTTCAGCCTTATCTATCGTAGTGTAAGCGACAGGTGTTTTTTCATCAGCACGAGAAGCTAAAACTTCAAGAGCTGACATAGCTAAAACATCTTCATCTAATACAAAGTTTAATGTTCCAACTATATCGTTCACCACGACATCTAGTGTCTGTGATGTATATCCAATGAATGAAGCCGTTAATGTTTGTGTTCCTTCAGCTCCGATTTTGATGGAATACTTACCGTCAGTATCAGTTACTCCACCTTTATCAGTTCCAACAACAACCACATTAGCTCCAACCAATGGTTCAGTACCACCATTAACAACTCCGACAATAGTTTGTGCAAACACTCCTGTCGTCATTAATAATAATGTTATTAGATTACGTTTAATATTCATTAACGTTCTCCTTGATTTACGATTAAGGCACATTTTTTATCAGGTGTGCCGTCTGCCTGTTCGCATTTAGTTTGCATAATCCTGGTCATCATTATCACCAGTCATCGGTACAATTTCACACGAATCATTGTTGCAGAATTTATCTATCTCTGCTTCTTCATTTTTTATTACACCAAAAGATAACTTAC